TCCGCCACCAACAATATCCTTGGGATACAAACCTATTTCTTTATAGGTATGATTTACTACAACCAATGGAATGTCTTTAAGGGTGAGGTGTGGTGTCACCATACGGAACAGGGATTTTATTTGCTTCGCACGAGTCATATCCCCAACTGACTTTTGCTCAAGCGCATCTTCAACTTCTTTCTTTGATGCAAGATTACCGATCGAATCAATAACAATCATGATACGTTCGCCACGCTCAATGTTTGATAATTGATTCATAATGTCAAACTTTAATTGCTCAACATCAGTCACAGGAGTATGAATAACACGCTCCATGTCAATACCAAATGATGTGAAATAGTTTTGCGGAGTACCGAACTCTGAATCATAGAACAATACTACAGACTCAGGATATTTTTCTTGATATGCATTTGCCATTAAAAGACTAAATGCAGTCTTGAAATTTTTACTCGGACCAGCCCACATTGTAAGACCAGGAGTAAATCCACCGTCAAGATCGCCAGAGAATGCTACGTTTACAACTGGAATACTGGTCTGAATCATATCTTTTGCAGCAAAGAACTTAGACTTGGATAAAATCGCAGTATCTTTAATGGTAGAATTTTTCTTGAGTTTTTCGAGTAGGCTCATGCGCGGTTCTCCGTATTAAGAATAGATATTATATAATGTATTTGCACAAAAGTCAAGCAAAAAATACATCTAAGGATTCTACCTTTTCTTTATGCCAATTAATTGTGGATAGAATAATATCAAGTGGTTCGATGAATGATTTTTCAAATTGTAAATCATGATCAATATACATCTCAGCATTTAATTTCTTCGGAATACCTGATAAAAATGCAAGAGTATTGTTATTAAATGGATTTGGTTGTTTGAGATAAATAAACTTAATTTTCTCTCCCTCTTGAATTAATTGATAACGCTTGGTAAGATTTAATCTGCGCAACAGATGATTGTAGACCAATGCACCCTTCACATGAATTGGCGTTCCTTTCTTAAAGATCTGTGCAGCGTCACTATAAGCAGATAATCCATTCACAGAGCGAGGAAATGCAATTTCTTCTGGCGGTAAAATTTTAAATTCATCGCGGAAGTTTTTGATAAATTTATGCAAATCATCTTGTGTTTTAGTCATGATAATATTGATGGCTTCTTTAATCTTCGTACGACAAGCAGATGGTGTTGATGACTTGACAGCCTCTAGACCCATGATCTTGAGTTTTGGTTTAGCATAAACAACGCCTTCACTATCATAGACGTTTAGGATATAGCGTTTCTTGGCAGTCCATATCGCTTTATCAGCAAGAGACTCACGCTTCATCTCCATGCGCTGCTGATATGCATTTACATATTCTTTTAGTTCTTCGTAAGAAGAATCAATAAATGGTTGAATCTTTTTATCACAAACTTTATCCATAAATTCAATAACTTTTTTGGTGTCATCTACATTTGGATATAACTTCTTGATTAATGGTCCCATGTTTAAGTAGATTGAATCGGTATCTGAAGCAATGACATAATCTTCATTTTTAGTTTTTAATAGACCATTCATATATTCATTGATCTTCTTTTCAATCCAACGAATCGATAACTGACCTGATGTGGTAATGCCTTCGGCAATGCGAATATCGAAGAAACGAAAATATTGATTACCCAGTGCACCGTAAGCAGAGTTTAGTGTTACCTTCTTAGCCAACTGTAAATTGTTATATCTTGCTACTTGTTTTTCAAGATACTCAACTTGATTTTTATCTTCGAGAACTGTTTCGATTTTTTTCTTGGCTTCAATCGCTAACTTCTTATAGCGTGTACGATCTTTGTACATACTTTCCATGATCTCAGGCATCACGCCTTGTTTGTCTAGTTTAAACAATTGACCATTGGGTGTTAGTGTTGCTTTGATTTCTTTGAGGATACTAGTATCAACTTGCTGATTAAGCAATGCATCAACATCAATATTAATATTTTTAATTAATCCATTCATGTTGTCATTATACTTTTTTGGATCGATTATAGTTTCCATCGAAATATTATACTGCATAATCAAGTGCGGATACAGACTATTCAAGTCAAACGACGCAACCCACTCATGCATGCCAAGGATTGGATCTTTAACATATGCACCCTCATAAGCAGATTTTTTGTCACTTACTTTTAATTGTGGGATTACAATACCTTTCTTCTTAAGATGATTGTAGACAATCGCGTCCCACATACGAACCTGTGTGAACACGTCTTCGTAATTGACTTTGTTATCATACGCAAGAGTCAAAGCCAACTCAATCAACTTCATCTTGTCTTCAAGTTTCTCAACAAGTTCTACGTCTTTGATGTTATACTCGATAAACTTCTGATAATCTTGTTTGTAGAGTTGATGTAAATTTTCAAATTCAGAATAATCTAATTTCTTCTCGCCCAACTCAACGTGAGCGATATTGTCTAGTCTGTAAGACTCTTGTTGAGAATAAGTAAACTTGCGATAAAGCCAAATATAATCTAATACAGCAACGCCATCAATATTGTAAGAATTAGATTCTCTGTTAAACTGCATTGCTGTGTATGGTCGCAATTTATTCCAGGGAGACATCTTCTTGGCTTCAGATTCGCCAAGAAGTTTAGTGATACGATTGATCAAATATGGAATATCAAAGAACTCAATATTCCATCCGCTGACTACATCTGGATAAAATCTGCACCAGAAGTCGAGGAAACGTCGTATAAGGTCTGACTCATCTCGACACTTTGCATAGTGCACATCGTCGCGATGCTTGCTATAATCGCCGAGACCAAACACAAAATAATTATCTTTGAGTTTAATTGTAATTGCTGTGATTGATTCATTAGCGCTTTTAGAGTCTGGAAATCCAAACTCTGATCCAACTTCGATGTCAAGATAGGCAATACAAATTTTACTAACATCCCACAATATATCATCAACAAAGTTATCGGCAATAAAAGCATAGTCGTAACGACTATTACCAAAAATAGGAAAATTATCGACACTTTTGTACCTCTCTAAAAATTCACGGCAGTCAGAAATAGTTCCTGGCTGAATCGATTTAACATAGTCTCCGTTGAGAGTGGTATGTTCTGTTTTTTCACTTGTTAAAAGATAAAAGGTCGGACGATATTCAATCTTTCGTCTGACCCTTTTATCATTTTCAACGGCTCTGAGAAGAATATACTTACCAGAAATGCTTACGCTTGTATAGAAATCTGCCATGTCATCCTGTGAGGATTTGTTTTGGTGGGACTACGATTCCTGCACCGAAGATCTCATTATACCCGTTTTTCACTTCAACCGCTACTTCACAATGTGTGAGAATATTAATATTCTTCACTTTGAACGGTCCATTAGCAGAATGCATCCAAGGAACAAATCCAAGTGCAGGTCCATCTTGTCTACGTTGAAGTACAACTGCTACAGGGTTCTTGAATGTTACACTATTCTTATCTTCCTCTATAATTTCTACTACTAATTCTTCGCCACTTACGAGTTTGAGTGCTCTTATTAACATTTTGATTTTCCTTTATGTATGTTTCATGATTCATCAGTTATATCGCGAGTTTCAATAGTGTTGCGCTTTAACTTAAACGCAACATGATTCGCATGAGCATTGATAAAAATATCTTTAATTAAGTTTCGCTCTTGTGGACTCTTGATCCAACCATTGGCTTCTTCCAATGCAAGCATACGCTTAAATCTGCGCGGAAGTTTTGCACTGTAAAAATCGCTACGATTAGCCATTTAATAATTCCTCACATTTTTTCCAGAAATGTTCTTCTTGTCCTGGCATACGAATCTGGAAATTATGCCAAAACAAATCACCTACTTCTTGATTGCCATACGTTGTCCCGAGACCATAGTTCGGCTGTTCATTTTTGAGTTCCCAGTATGGAGTTTTATCTTGTTCCCAATCATATCTAAATGGTGGGCGATCAAATCTAACTGGAGGAATCATCTCAACAGGAACACCAACTCTCTCAGCCTCAAATGTATATTCCTCTAGCACATCACCACGAGAAGTTTCTAATGCAGATGGTGTACTAATTTTAATAAAATTTTCACGCGATACAACAGTGCAAGAGGGTGCTGCAAACAAATGGTCACCGTTTTGAATATGACCAGATCTTTGCATGTTGCCTGTTATTTTACCTTCATTTGCTTTAGAAAGAAAGTAATTAAATCCATGTTCGCTCACAGGAATGCAATCAATATCAAGAATAATGATATAGTCGAAATCTAGTTGTTGCTTAACTCTAGATGCGTCAATGGTCTTGACATTTACACCATTCATTGCCCAACAATAATCTATAAACAAACCATGAGGAATTTCTCCATTCATGACTATATGTGGAAGTTTTGTAATGTTAAACTTTTCCACAACTTTTTTTTGTAACTCAACTGTTTTGGGATTGATGTTAGGCATGAAGTAAGATACAATACACGCATTCATGATTGATTACTCTTATTCGCTTCGCAAACTCTTTTGCGTAGATTACTAGAACTAAAACTGTGATCTCGTCCATTAAACACTAATTCAATTTTGCGTCTTTCACAGATTGCGCGACCAGTAAATTCCTGTTCCATATATTCAACACCAAGAATACGAACATCAATTGGTAGTGTTAGGAGAATATCTTCGAGATCTTTTTCTGTATTATAGACTACAATCTCATCTACAAACCGCACAGCGCTTAATTGAATTTGACGTTCAACAAGACTCTGTATAGGTGCATTTTTTTGTGGTCTATCCCAACTAGCGTTGTTTTGTAATCCTGCAATCAAATAATCGCAACGATTTTTCGCTTCTGCCAGCATAGCAATATGACCTGCATGAAGCAAATCAAATTGACTGAACGTAATGCCAATTTTTAATCCTTTATCTTTTAATTCTTTTACTTTATTAAAGATCATATGACTGAGTGTAGAATAATTCCGTGAAGATATTCGACAATACCATAGTCCTTACTAGGAACATAAAAGTTTGCCAAAGAATGTGTTCTAAATTGAGTTCTAAGTTTATTATTTGATTCGAATCCAGACAAAGTAATCATTGGTTGTTTACGATCCGCACAAAATTGAGCAGCATTTAGAATATTTTGCGAATTACCAGATGATGAAATTAAAATCACTAGTGATTCAGGCTCAACGAACTGCTCAAGGAATTTAGTATAAGCATGTTCCCAACCATAGTCATTTGCGTAGCAAGTTAAACGCGATGAGTCGCAAAAACAAATTGCTTTCTTACCCAATGCTTTCGTATAATCCTGAGCAACATGACCTGTGATCGCATTACTGCCACCATTGCCCAAAAGAATAATATGCTTGTGTCGATGAATAGTAACACCCAAGCAATACAATTGTTCTTTATCAATACCGTCTAAACAACTTTTAAGTTCTTGTAAATTCATTTGTCAAGTTCACATACTTCAAACCAGTTTCAGATATGCCAATCTTTGAACATCTCTCATATTCCTTTTCGAGGCAAGAATTTTTATTAGAGAATATCAAAAAGTAGCCCCCATTACCTGCTCCGCATAACTTATGCGACAATACTTTACTATCATAACTTAATTTGTTATCCAAGTCAACTAATATTTTGTTCTCGCAAATTAATTTGCTTGTTTTCTTTTTATTTTCCCAAGACTTTTTTATGATACGATTGAAAGCGTCAATGTCAGTTCTGCATATGGCTTGCTCTAAGTTGATGACATCAGACAACAACACTTCGCACTTTGATATATCGATGCTTTCCAATACTTTAGTTGAGTTGCGTAGCACGCCTGTATATAGTAGATAAATATCTATTGAATCAAATATCTTTGTATCAAGATATGTGAATTGTGGATCAGATTCTTTAAAGAAGTTTATGCGCTTGAGCCCGCCCATGCTACCATAGAAATCTTGTTGACCGACTAATGGATTGAATTTTCTTTCAATATTCTCCGCAATTTTACATACTTCAAATTCAGTAATGGATTCATTGCGCCAAACATGAATGGCTTTGATAAGTGCTTGCAGATATGCGGAAGACGCAGCCAAACCAGATCCAGCCGAGTAAATATCAGACACTAAACTGCAATTAATGCGTTCTATATTTAGATACTCGAAGCAATGCCGCAGCATTTCGTTTTGAATATCTGATACGTTCTTTACGGTTTCGCGACGGGAATAGTTTAAATTATAATTCTCATCAATCGTATTGATTCCAAATACGTCTCTGTGAATTGTGATATACGTGCGTAGATTAGAAGGGAAACTGACAACAGCACCCCTATCATATCTTTTTAAAAATTCTGGATGATCAGTTGATCCGCCAACCAGAGAAATTCTTAAAGGACAAGATGCTATGATCATTCTTCTGTATATGCAGGAAAGTATCTGATGAATACATCTTTCTCTGTATTGCGAACTCTATTAATGCGTTCTTTAATCTCTTTGTAGAAATTCCAAGCCAGAGGAATAAAACAAATTTGTTCAATAGGTTCTTCGAGTAATTTGATTGATCGAATCGGAATGTTCATCCCTGGAGTCAGATAATCCCATTTTAGATAGTTATCATCAATGATGAAATCTAATTCAATTTGAATATAGTTGAGAAGAGTATTGCCTTTAGCAGCAGCGCCATAACCAATTAATACATAACCTTCGCTTCTAAACTTGCGCAAGTTTTTAATCAATTTTTGTTTTGTTTCTTCTGCCTTTCTTGCAAAATTATAATATTTTTCTTCAGTATAAATGCCCGCAGAAGTTTCTTCCGCAATCAACGCAGTTAATTCTGCTTCGTCATTGTGAACCTTGCTAAGAGAGAACAAAAAGGACTTACTATGAATATCCGTTTTTACAATACTCGACACATACAATCCATGATTTCTGGCGAGTTTTTGTATCGAACGACCAGTAAAGTAAGAGGAATGTTCGTGATAGATGACATCAAATTCATTGTTCAAAAACATATCACATTGAGATGTTTGTATAAAAATACTTCCTGTATCGCTCAATACATTTACGCAAGATTTAATGAAGTCATTGGGGTCTTGCACATGGGGTAACACATGGAATGCCAGTACTAAATCAAACTTACCATGTTCCTCTAATATCTTATTAGAAAAATTAGTATCCCAATAATCAACATATACATCTAATTCACGAGCAGCAGATAATTCGCGGATATTTCTAGCAGGATCAACGCCCACGCATTTTAATCCTTGCTTCTTAAACATCTCAAGAAGCAATCCTGAGTTACATGCAATCTCTAAGACATTCTTTGAATTTTGAGTTTTAGAGAGAATGTAGTCAGTAGTCCATTCGAAATAATCGGTCAGCGTTTTACTTGTATCAGAAATGTACAAGTAGTGCTCAAACATTTCTGTAGGATCTACAGATACAGACAACTGCGAATGCCAACAATTGCGACAAAGTTTCATCTGAAGCGGATACTTCTTTAAAGTATCACCTTTATGATAAGAATTAGCCAGTGGCTGGTCAGTTAAATCCAAATAATCTACAAGATCACTTGAACCGCAAATTAAACAATTATGATTTTCTTTTGTAATCATAAAATGGAATCTCTTCCACTCCAACTGTGTAGTATTTGATTGCTAGTGATAGAATCAACAATACTACCAACAGTGGATTCAAAATTAAAATTAAATGTATTTTTAAATTTTTCTGTTGAGATTGTAAAGTCATAAGTCACACTTACTCCCTTATCAATTAATTCAACATCTAAATGCTCAGCAACCTTTTTACCAATCTCACCAATATTAAGATTAAATGACGCCACGTTATAGATCCCACGTTTGTCATCGCTATTGATGATGGCATCGACTGCTCGACAAAGATCATGCGTAGAAACGATTGGGCGATGTGCGTGTGCATTGAAGACGTTGACTTTCTTAGTTTTTAATGCAGAGAGAGTCATAGAATTAATCATAAGATCGGTGCGCATGTTTGGCGCCCAACCATTGACACTACCAAAACGAAGTCCATAATACTCAACACCAAGCAACGGCATCACATTGTCTAAAGTTGTTTTAGAAAGTGTTAATCCATCTGTTGGTTGCGACATTTCAGTTTCAACTTTAGGAAATGCACCTGACTCAACATATACACAAGAACTAGAAGCATAGATAAGTTTTTGTTTGCGCGTTAGTTTCTTTGTAAAATTCATTAATTTGACAACATTGTTGTCGAACGAACCATGAACATCATAACACAATGGAACTGATGAATGCGATGCTGTATGAAAAATTACATCGTAATGATTAAGAAACTTTTCATCTAGATCATCAAAATCCATCTTGATGTTGCCGCCATTTTGGCAAACACCAAACCACTCAAGATCTACTGTATCAACAATTTTATATTTTGATTTAAGATAGTTGTATACAGCAGAACCAATATATCCACAGCCGCCTGTTAATAATATTCTCATAGTCTATTCTCTAGTGTAGTAATTTGATTTCTCAAGTCGATAGCGAACTGCTTATGCCAACGATAACGCGAGATCGCCATATCTCTATCTAGTAAATGTTGTCCACCGTTACCGACGGCTTTATCCGCATCAGGAATCTGAGTTTGAATAGCAAGTTTTCTTTTAATTAGATATTCATTAAATGGCGAATATCCGTACCACAAGATACGAAAATCTTCAGAGGGAGTTCCCCAATAATGACGACCTGCGCGCCAGACTGATGTTTCGAAATAATTCAATGGAAAGTTGTGCATACTGCGCATCTTTCGATTGTCATACATAACATTATCAATAATTGCTTGATAGTCTCGCTTACCATTATAAGCATTGTAGATAGTATCTTCGCTATAGTCGCAGGGTATACCAAATGTTCTCTGTTCTACCAAGGACTTATTTGAATCTGGTTCTGTCATGTAATGATCATCTGAATCAAGCATTACATCGCATGCCAGCAATTTTTGCATACGAACTGGTTTACTCGGCTTGTATGCAGTGGTCAATCTTTTAGTATTGCCAATAAGAAATTCAGTGACATTTAATGTAATCATCCATGCGTATGGAAATTGCTGTTGAATGCTTGCTTCAATAGCCATAACTTCAGCATCACAATTAACAGCATTGAAGTCTTTGTTTCTAGAAGTAATTATTTGCCATTTAGGTGTGATCTGATTAATCAGATCCATCGAACCATCAGTAGAATGATAGTCAATAATGATCCCGTGGTCGAATTTATTCTTATGATGTTGCAACCACCAATTCAACAAGTATTTTTCATTACGAACATGACATAATACAATTCTCATTTATTTTTCCATGGTAAATTATTGTTATGATACTTCAGCATGGCTTCGTTTCCTCGCAAGAAAAAATCTGCTTGAACAGAAATGCCTGTGCTTCCTACTCTATATTTTAACGTATACTCGCGTGTACAATCAAACTTTAATTTATTTTGTTCGTTCATCAATATGGAACTAATTGCACGATCAATTTCAGCCACTCCAGGTTCTCTCGCTTTACGATACCAAACTGAAGACATGCCAATAGCAACTTGTTTTTTAACGAAAAAACAATTTAGATCAATGAAGAAGTCATTGATTACAGATTTCCACACACCAAGGCTTTCGCAATCATCATAACAAATAAACTTGCCTTCGTCGTCTACGATTTGTCGAAAAGAATACGCCCAATCTAAATTCTTCTTTTGAACAAGATTAACAAGATTTTCTATATGATTTGACTCTAGAGAATTATCATCATCTAACCAGATGACGTAGTCGCCGTCTACTAGAAATGTAAATGCGCCATAGATACGATGACCGTTGAAACGATCTTTTCCTGTTGCATCAGGCAAAACCACCAATCTATCAGTACTATTGCCACCACGAGGAAATGCTGCATTATACAACACTGAATCTGCTTTCTCCCAGTGTTCTTTGCCATCAACTACAACAATGTGTTCTATGTTTTTGTATGTCTGATCGCGAACTGATTTGATGCAGTTCGCGAGTTGTGGTTTACCAATAGTTGCAGTAATGATAGATACTTTCACAAATTAATCCCATAAATTCTCATAATATTTGCCAAACAAACGAAAGGCATTCTTCTTGCGAGTATGGTATGCTCTCATCTTCTCAGTATCATAAACACCCTGACGAACACAAATCATTTCTCTATAATCTTTGCCTTCTACTTTCTTATAAATGTACTTCGGCTTCTTAATGCAAAAATCAGGATCGCGATTTTTAGCAAGTTCACCGAATGCCCAGATCATTTCTGCAAGAATCCAGTCCCAACGCTTGAAGTGAAACTCATCAAC